TAATGGCACAATATTTTTATGACAAACAATTAAGACGTTATATCCAACAGTTTATTAGACTGTTTGGTGGGTTTAATGTACAAATGGGTTCAGATAATGCTGGGCTACCTATCTATCAAAAAGTTCCAGTAAGATACGGTGATATTAATCGTATGGCGGCACACATAACCAGAGAAAATAGTGAAAATATTGTTAACACTGTTCCTCTTATTAGTTGTTATGTTACAGATTTAAATATGGCTCCAGAAAGAAGATTAAGTCAAGACTATGTTGAAAAAGTACAAGTGGCAGAGAAGAAAATAAATCATGAAACTGGTACATATGAAAATGAAATAGGAAGAACTTATACTGTAGAAAGACACATGCCAGTTCCGTACAATCTTGTTATGAACTGTGATGTATGGACATCAAATACTGATCAAAAATTACAATTATTAGAACAAATACTAGTATTATTTAATCCTACACTTAACATAAACACTAGTAGCAATCCACTTGATTGGAGTTCATTAAGTTATGTTGAAATGACAAACACACTTTGGAGTAGTAGGAGCATTGGTAGTACTATTGACGATATTATTGATGTATCAACACTTACGTTTCAGATGCCAGTATTAATAAACCCACCAGCAAAAGTAAAACAGCAAAAACTTATTCACACACTTATTAATGAACTTTATAGTTTAGATGATACTAATTTAGATTTATTTAAAGAAAATTTACCATTTGATGAAACAACATTAAAATATACAGTTGTCACATTTGAGCAGAGAAAATTACGTTTTGAAAACGGTAATGCTTTTTTACTTACAGCATCTGGAGAAGATAATAATAACGGAACAATACTGTCATGGAAAGACGAGTTAGAAAACTTTGGTGAACTACGTAGCGGTATTAGCCAAATACGTCTAAGAAAAAGTGACGATCCTGGTGATATTGATAATGATATTGTTGGTACTTTAAGTTTTGATCCGCAAGATGATAACATTTTAATTGTAGACGTTGATCAGGATACACTTCCTGCAAATACAATATCACCTATTGATGGTGTTATTGATCCAACGATAGCATATCCTGGTTCAGGCAATGTACCAGTTGCATCACAAGGACAACGATATATGGTTACAAAAGATACAATTGGATCAGGACCATGGGGAGGTGTTGTAGCAAATACTAATGACATTATCGAGTATAATGGTACTAATTGGGTTGTATCATTTGACAGTAAATCAAACAATAATCAGCAGTACTTACTAAACAATGCAAGCCAAGATCAACTTGAATGGAATGGAAAAGAATGGTACAATAGTTATGAAGGTATATACAAACAAGGCTATTGGAGACTATACTTGTAAATGATAAAAGTTGATGGTCATGATTGTTGGCATGAGATTTTAAATAATAAAAGAGGCAGTGTGTTAAACACTGTAAAAATTTTAAATTACAATTTAAAACAAACAAATAGTATTTGTGTAGAAGTTTCCTGGTTAAACTTGCATCATGCAACCACTGTTATTGAAAAATATCTACCTAAATATCCAAATATAAAATATGCTTTGTTTTATAAGTCTCCTATAGAATATTTAAATCCAAACTACGGGTTATATAACGAAATTAATAAATTTAACAGTTGGATTAAAAGTCATAAAACTATTAAAACTGATTTTTTAAATTTGTCAGACATATCACAACAAAAAATGAACCCCACACAAGTACATCAAAGTATGATTTACCTAAGCAAATTATTTTGGCATGTAAATAGTAGTGAATATTTTGACACTAATGATAAAAATCCTAATGGATATTACAGGTGGTATAAAGTACTAAAACAACATAATCCAAATTTTTCAGTTAGAGATTATCACAAAATTATAAAAAACAATATGGTTAAATACCCTGTAATAACTTTTAATCAAGAATAGGTAAATTAAATGAATGCAAGTGGATGCATAATTTTAGCCAAAGCAACAGGCAGAATTTTAATGCAACAAAGAAGTAGCCAAGTAAAGTATCCAAGTACATGGGGGTTTTTTGGCGGAAAAAGTGAAGGTGCTGAGCGTCCTATAGAAACTCTTCTTAGAGAAATTCAAGAAGAGATTGGCAGTATACCTGCCTACCAAAAAGTGTTTCCATTAAGTAGTTACACAAGTAATGATAATAAATTTACATATCACACATTTGTAATTTTAGTTAAAAAAGAATTTATACCTAAAAAATTAAATGCTGAAAGTAATGGTTATAGTTGGACTGGTATTGGTAATTTTCCACAACCACTACATCCAGGTGTGAAAAGTCAACTAAGTAACAAGCATATTTTAGCCAAAATAAAAACCATTCAAGAACAATCCTAAATGGTTTTTAAATTATTAATCGTCTGCTGAAATACGTTTTTTCATACTCTCAACAAAACGTTCACGTAGCCAATCGAAGTCATTAATTTTATTTAATTCGTCTACATTATCAAAAAACTCTTCACCATACTCTTTACCTTCTAGTGCGCCTTTGATACAATAACGTCCAAATCGGGCGCCATTATCAATAGTAGTCCATCCTTCAAGTCTTTCAGTTGTTTGTTTCGACGGTGTATTTTGCTGTTGAATACCACTTGCAAGTTTTGCACATTCACGGAATGCACTTCTCCAAGTACGGAACGGGTCTTTATTAAAGCGTGTAATACATGCAACATTACTGATTGGTTGATAAAATGCTGCACCACCAGTAAAGTCAGGAAGCTCATGTCCCATTTCAAGAAGTTGTTCACGTGGGAATAACTTAATTCCGCCAAAACCATATTCTAAACCATTAATTGGATTTCTAGCCGCCCAAACATATGTTGTGTTGTCTCTTTTAGACATAGGCGGAATATAGTCAAAGTTAAAACTATCCACAATATCAGCATCTGCATCAACAATATAAACCATCGCAGTATCACACATAGCGGCGGCTTCTTTGTGAGCGTTTCCAATACCTTTAACATTTTTTACATGTTTTGCATCTGGATATTTCAATTTTAATTTCTGAAAATTTTGATCTGCTTCTGCTTCGTGGTAGCTGATCATAACCACATCAAATGTTGTTTCATTAAATGTACCAACAATTTTATTTTTGATAGTTCCTTTAACATTGTCGATATTTGTAGGAATAAGTTTTATTTTACCCCAACCAACAACACTACCTGTTCTTGCAATTACGTTTGGAAATAAGTGAATAAAGTTACGGCTATCATCAGATGGTCGGAAGTGCCAAGGAAAGTTTTCTCTGGCCTTTGCTTCTGGATCTTTTAACCATACAAAATCAGAAACACCTTGGTGCTCTTTGGCAATTTGTATGATTTCTTCCATATTGTCTGTATTTGTTTCCACTACTGGATAACTGTTAAACACAAACTTTTTTAGTCTATCCCAAGGCGTAACTACACTTTGATTTTTAAATTTTTCCATATTAAACATTGCAGTCACCTTTTAAAGTATAAATTTTTGTTCCGGAATGTCCTATGCTATTGCTAAGAGTTTTTTCAACCCATATTTCATATCCGTGTTCTCTTGCTTTTTCGCAAAAAAAGATATCTTCTCCAACCATATTTGAATAGTCGTCGTTCCATGTAACGCTATAGTGTGGTCTAGGCATTTGCTCGTAAACTTGTCTTTTTACTAACATGCATCCTGCACCTACAGCGAAAACAGATTGTAATCCTTCTCCGCTCAAAACTCTACTATCCAAATTTCCTGGATTGTCAAACGCTACTGGTCTGTGAGGTTCAACTCTAGTAGAATAATTACATGCAATAATGTCTTTTTCATGTGACAATAATGCTTGTAATAGATTAGATGGAAATAACATATCACTATCTAACCATAATATATGTGTGCATGCTGTTTCAAGTGCTTGCTCAACCAATTGCTGGCGTTGCATTGCTACTTCACTTCCCATAACCATATGTAACGATGTCTTTTGATTAGTCTCCCCACACTTTTTCATAAGCATAGAGAGACTAAAGGTAAAAGAAGATGTTACATAATCTCGCACAGGAACACAGATTGCAACATTTGTTCCTTTACTGTCTTTATAGTAAAAGTTAGGGGTACTAACCATTAGCTATTAACAATATCAGAACCAAGTTCAGCTTCAATTTCACGTACTGAATCATTAAGTGTACGTGCTAATGCTGTTGCTGATTTTACAGAAGCAGAAAATGCCTCATCTGAAAGTGATGCCATATAATTCATATGTTCTGGCTGTACCTTACCAATTGTTAAAATATCAATTGCCGCTAGACGAGCTAGACGGTTTACCCAATATTCTTCTTCTGATTCTTCAATGTTCGCTACTAATGTAGCAACGTCATTGTCTTTTTCAAAATCAGCCATAATTGCTTCTAATACTGGTAGGTCTGGGTGATTTGTTTTTCGTGCTTCTAAAAGTTCTGATTGAAGCACCTGTGCTTTACGTGCCGCTGTTGGATGGGCGCCTAGCAAAAATGTTTCGATTTCAAATCGTGTTCGAATACTCATAGTTTTCTCCTGTGTTTGAGTTTACTCTATCATGTAGATGATTTTTTATATTATATGTGATTAGATTGGTGTTGTCAACAGTTGACAACACCTTTAATCCAATTATATTGTATTTACTCCATCTGGTGCTGGATATACTGCGCCTGGACCTTCGTCTGATCCTGGTGCTACACCTGATGCTGTACCGTAGATGTTCGGGTTTTGCCATCCGCCAAATGTTGCAGATAAGCTAATGTTACTTGTTACGTTAGGTGAGATATGTGTACCTAGTTGGTATAGTGAAATTGATCCACTTAGACCAAAGTAGTTACGTACCTGACCCATCGAGATGGTATTACCGGTTGATGGTAGAGCTGCCATTTTGTGTGACTCCTTATTATATTAACGTTAATAAACAAGCGGGTCTGCTTGTTGTTGTATTTATACACTCATATGTGAACAATATATGAGTATAAATTATTTTTTCATATTTTTAACTTCTTCTTGAAGTTGTGTTATTAATGTTTGTTGTTCTTTGATTGCTTCAATTAGAACACCCACTATATTACCATATGCTACTGATTTCATACCTTCAGTATCAGTATGTACTACTTGTGGGATAACCTCTTCTACTTCTTGTGCAATTACACCTAAACTTTCACGTCCGTCTTTTTCGTACGTCACGCCACGTAGTTGTGTAACTTTATCAAGAGCGTTTTCTACTGTAACAATATTATGCTTAAATCTTCTATCTGAGTATGCTGTAACGTCACCAGTTGCTGTAAAGCTACCAGTATATGAACCACTCATTGAGAAAGTTGTACCACTTAGTGATAAACCGTTACCTGCTGTATAAGTTGTGTTTGTATCTGTTGTTGAATATCTTCCGTCTAGATCAACAGTTACAGATCCACCATCTGTTCTACCCAATGTAAGAACACCATTTGTTGTATTAAACCCTGCAGAGTTTAAATATGAGTTTGTATCATTTGTTATGTAACCTTTGGTTGCTAGTAGTGCATTAACACGTGCATTTGTATAATATAAATTTCCGCCTTCTGCAAGGTTATCAGTTGATTTTACTGCTAATCTTGAATCAAAATCTGTGTTAGCTCTTGCAGTTGTATAATAAAGATTACTTGTACCTTCTGTTAGGTTATCAGAGGTATGTGATGGAAACTGGTCAGTTGCAATAAATGTTATTTCTTGAGTTTGTGGATCAGCACTAATGCTCATTCTAGAACCAGCTTTAATTATATTTGATGTTTTTGCAAAAACTCTATCATCAGTATAATATAAGTTTGTTGTTCCTTCACTTAAATCATTTGTATCAGATGCAGCAATTCTAGCGTCAGCCCTAGCGTCTGCTCTAGCATTAGTAAAATAAAGATTTGTGCCTTCGGCTAAATCTGCTGTATCATGATTAGATAAAGATGATACTGTACCAGAAACATTGCCCTCAAAAGAGCCTGCTGTTAGTGTTTTTCCATCAGTAGTCCATTTGTCATTTGTTTCATCCCAGATAAATTTAACTGTTGGAGATGTACCACGGGTAACTTCAATACCGGCGTTTTGGCTTGGTGCACCTGTTTCATCAGCGTTAAGATTAATAATATTGTCACCAATATTAACTGTATTAGAGTCTACTATAAAGTTAGTTCCTTGTACAGTTAAATCTCCACCAATAACAACATTTCCACCTAACGCACTTGTAATGCGAGCATCTGCTCTAGCATCTGTGTAGTACAGATTAGTTGAACCTTCTGATAAATCGTCAGTATCTTTACTGCTTAAATCTAATGACCCGCCTGACACATTTGCAATTTGTGTATCAGTATATGCTTTTGCATCTGCTTCTGCATTATCTGCATAAAGTGTAGTTGCATAGCCTTTTGTTGCTAGTAATGCATCAACTCTTGCGTTGGTGTAATATAAGTTACCACCTTCTGAAATATTATCTGTTGTTGACGCTGCAATTCTTAATGTTGCTCTAGCGTCAGCTCTTGCGTCTGTATAATATAAATTAGCTGAACCCTCTGCTAAGTCATCCGTGTCTTTACTTGATAAGTTTAAGTTTCCACCAATAACATTAGTAATTTGTGTATCTGTATATACCTTTGCGTCTGCTTCTGCATTATCTGCATATAATGTAGTAGCGTAATTTTTTGTTGCAAGGAGTGTATTTACTCTTGCATCTGTATAATAAAGGTTAGCACCTTCTGAAAGATGATCAGTCGACTTTATTGCTAATCTTGAATCAAAATCTGTGTTAGCTCTTGCGGTTGTGTAGTATAAATTAGTTGAACCTTCTGCTAAATCATCTGTGTCTTTGCTACTTAAATCTAATGATCCACCAGATACACTTGCAATTTGTGTATCAGTATATGATTTTGCATCTGCTAACGCATCTGCTTCTGCTGAATCTATTCTATTTTTAATAGTATTACCAATTGTACCATCTACAGTACTATCACCAATTAGAGTGGTATCTCTAAAGTCAGCATAAACTTTTGCAGATGATAATGTAGAGGCATCGCCCGTTGTGATATCAGATAAAATTGTTGAAACTGTTGATGCTAATGCATTTTGTGCTCTAGCATCTGTATAGTAAAGATTGTTTGATCCTTCAGCAAGCTCATCAGTATCTTTACTACTTAAATCTAAGTTACCGCTAATTTGAGATGCAATACGTGCATCTACTCTTGCGTCTGTATAATAAAGGTTAGTTGTTCCTTCAGATAATGCATCAGTATCTGTTTGAGAAAGGTTTAAATTTGTGCCTGTATTGCTAGCAATTTCATTATCAATATAAATTGTCAGCGCACCAGAAATATCATTTACAAATGCTTCAGTTGCTAGTGTCCCGTCTGCATCAGGTAAAATAATGTCTCTATCTGCTGTTAATGTTGTTGATTGTAATTTTGCTTCAAAGTTATCTGGAAGTGTGCCTTCAAAAATTAATTTAGTGCCTTCTTTAATCCAAATATTTTCACTTGGATAAAGAGCAATATCCTTACCAGCCGCACTTTGTAATTGCGTGGCTCCGCCTAAATCTAAATCTATAACTGTTTGGCTACCAACTTTAAATGCCATAACTATTCCCCTTTATACTATATATGTATTTATCACTTTCAAGGACTTTTTATGGTGTTTCTACAAATGTAGATGGGATAAGTTGAACCCAATTCGTGCCGTCATAACCTTCGAACATTTTTGTTCCTTCGTTAAAGAACATCATTCCGGCTGTTGCTGGCGATGGGCGATCTGCTGTTAAGCCTTTTGGTAATCTAAATACATCAGGAGAAAGTGAGCCTGAGTTATCAATTACAACTTGTCCTTGCGAATTAATAATACCACCTTCAAGGTTACCTGTAACATTACCATCTACATTACCTACAAGGTTACCTAAAACATCACCAACAACGCCGCCTTGTATGTTTGCGTAAACAATAGGTTTAGGAACGGCAGTATCATCAATAATAAGTGTAGAACCAGTTCTGTCATAAACAGCACCGTTCCAATTACCAAAGGCAGTTGTTCCAGTAAAGTCTGCACTACCTCCAGTAAATGTAGCATTGCCACTAATATTAGTAGTACCTGCATTTAATGTTGTAGTAGTTACTGAATCAACTGTTAAGGCAGAATCTAAATTACCAGTTCCGCTTTCTAAAATTTTATTTGCACCGGTTGGGTTGTAAACATCACCATACACATTGCCCGCTAGTCCGCCAGTAAATGTAGTACTTGTACTTGATACATCAACAATAACGTTTCCGTTATCATCAATTACATCGCCGCGAAAAGTTGCTGGTGTATTTTCATCTCCTGCATCTAAAACAATTGATGCTGTATCTGTTTCGTCTGCTAAATTATAACCAACCTTAGTAGCATATGATGAGTCTGTATCAGTAAAACTAATAACACCAGTTGCACTATCATAAGATAAACTACCAGTTGCTGAAATTGATGCTCTTGCATCTGCATCTGTATATTGTGTTGGTATATTACCTGCAATAATATTATCTGCTGTAATTGTGCCTACTGTAATGTTGCCTTTTATTATACTTGCATCTAATGCATTTACATCATTAATGGTAGTAGTTGCTAGTTGTATCTGATCTAATAATAAAAATTCATTTGTTTCTGCATCTTTAACTAGACCAGTATATATATTAGGACCAATTTTTCCTAAAAATCCGATATCCGTTGGAGAGCTATTCTCTTTACCCAAAACCATTAAATTATCACTAAAGTCAATAACTTCACTTTTTGATACTTGGATATTAAATTTTCTAAATGCCATGGCTTGTTCCTCTATTATGTCAGTATTTATCTAAAAAAACTATTTTGTTCTTTCTTTTACATCTTCCAATTTATCGTTTAAATGCTTGATACTTTCAATTAATAATGCTATTAGTAATTGTACATCTTGGCTAACGTCCTTATCATCAATATCTAATATCTTATAGACATCTCCATCAGTAACGCCTTTCATATTAATAATTTTATGTAATGCTCCAGGAGCAATTCTATATTCCATAAGTCACACCTTTAATATACAATTATTTATTCAAAAAAAAGGAGCAGTGTTTCCACTGCTCCAGTATAATGTAATTTACTTTAAATTACTTCTTTTTTAGTTCTTCTACTTGTGCTGAAAGTTCTTTTACTGCTTCAATTAGTAGACCAGTAATGTTACCATATGCAACATGACGTAGACCTTCTTCGTCTGTTTTAACTGCTTCTGGAAGTACTGCTTCTAGTTCTTGCGCAATAACACCTGTTGATACTGAACCATCTTCAATACGCTCAAATGTTACACCACGGATTGCTTCAACTTTTCCTAGCGCACCGTCAATTACTTGTACGTTAGTTTTTAGGCTATCATCTGAGTAAGCTGTGATGTCGCCTGATGCTGTAAAGCTACCAGTATATGAACCGCTCATTGAGAATGTTGTACCACTTAGTGATAAACCATTGCCTGCTGAGTAAGTTGTGTTTGTGTCAGTGTTTGTGTCTGTTGCACTAATTGTTAGTGTACCTGCTGCGTCATTATATGATACGCCTGCTGAACCACTTGCTGATACCATTCCACCAACAACATCTTGAACAGCTTCTGTGAAGCCTGAGATGTTACCTGTTGTGTGTGAGTGGCTGTTATTAGCTACCGCTACTGAAATTGTTACGTTGCCTGAGCCGTCAAAACTAGTTGAACCTGACGCATCTCCACTTAGTGCGATTGTACGTGCAGATGATAGTTTGTTAGCATTTGCTACAGTTGTAATACCAGCAATTGCTGAACTTAGTTCTGCATCTGTTGCCATTGCATCTTGGATTTCTTTCAGTGTATCAAACGCTGAACCTGCACCGTTAGTTACTGCTGAAATAGCCGCCGCTTGCGCCGCATTTGCTTTAGATGTTGCATCTGATGCAGCCGCTGAAATAGCCGCTGATTGTGCCGCATTTGCTTTAGATGTTGCATCTGTTGCCGCCGCTGAAACAGCCGCTGACTGTGCGTTGTTAGCTTTTGTTGTTGCATCTGATGCAGCCGCTGAAGTTGCCGCTGACTGTGCGTTGTTAGCTTTTGTTGTTGCATCTGATGCAGCCGCTGAGATTGCTGCCGCTTCAGCCGCATCTGCTTTTGTAGTTGCGTCTGTTGCTGCCGCTGAGATTGCCGCTGATTGTGCTGCATTTGCTTTAGATGTTGCATCTGCAGAAGCAGTTGATTCTGCCGCCGCTTCACGTGCATCAACATATGATTTGTTTGCCGCATCTGTACCTACTGTACATGTACCTACTTCAGTGATTTTATTTGAGTTCATATCAATGGTGTCATGCATAGCTAGTGTATCATCCATGCGAGCACCTTTCTTGAACTTAGTAGTTTTGTTAACAACAGTATCAAAAGTTGCGTCATCTGCATCCGCTGCCGCACCATCTGTTGTTGTTAGTTTTGCTGCTAGAATTGAAACGTTACGTTCAATATCAGCCATACGTCTTAGAGACGATTTTGAACCTGACATGATGATATCATCATCGTGTGGCTCACCAGTAAACTCTGTTAGTGTACCTGTATTATCGAATTTATATTTTTTCGATTTGTCAAATGTAAACTTGGCTGTTGAGCCGTTACTTCTTACCTTACGTGCCATTTTATTCACTCCTTAATAGTGTTTGTTTAATACGAAAAGTACTCTTGCACTTTAATATTCTTTCGAACAATGTAGGTGGGTGGCTACCCACCTACATCTGATTAAACATATTAGCTGAATTTCCATCCAGTTACTTCAATTTCGTCACCATCTGCAATTACGCTTGATGCAAATGTAACTACACCAGTTGATAAGTTAACTGATGTCAGTTCACTTGGTCTAACTAGCATTCTGTTAACATATACTGCATAATCTTCTGCACCTTGTAGATCAGTAAATGTGTAAGCTAATGTACTTTCATTTGTTACGTCTGTTACTGAGCTATGGAAACGTGTTGTTGAGATGCTTGACTCAATATTTGCTACCGCTGTTGATAACGCTGCCGCCGCTGTTGCTTCTGCCGCCGATTGTGCCGCATCTGCTTTTGTAGTTGCGTCAAGAGCTGCCGCTGAAATTGCGTCTGCTTCTGCTTGGTCAGCATATGCTTGTAGTGCATTATCTAGTGTAGTAATCTCACCATTACAGTATGCTTGTGCAGTTGCTTCTGCCGCAGTTTGTGCCGCATTTGCTTTGTTAGTTGCATCTGTTGCTGCCGCTGCCGCACGAACTACGTCTTTTGCTTCACATGCCGCTACTGCATCTAGCTCTGCTTGATCAGCATATGCTTGTGCTGAGTTAAGTGTTGCTGTATCACCTGACACGATGTCTGATGCATTTGTTGCAATATTTGCTGCATTAGTTGCAATATCTGCTGTATGTGTGCCTAGTGTTGAGTTAATGGTTACAATATCAGCTTCAATAGTTACAATATCACCTTCATTAACAGTTACACGGTTGCCTAATGCTGTGTCAGCACCTTCTAGAGCTGTAACTTCATTATCAACATATGTAATAGTTGCTTTTGTTGCTAGTGAGTTAGTAATTGTTGTGCTAAAGTTAGCATCATCACCTAATGCTGCCGCTAGTTCATTTAGTGTATCTAGCGTAGCTGGTGCCGCATCTACTGTATTTGCAACCGCTGTTGCGGCTACTGAGTCAGCATATGCTTTTGCATCTACTTCTGCTTGATCAGCGTATGCTTGATAAGCTGTTGTGATTGCAGTTTCACGTGTATCAGTGTATGCTTTTGCATCTGTTAATGCATCTGCTTCTGATTGATCTGCGTATGCTTGGTATGCTGATGTAATTGCTACTTCACGTGTATCAGTGTATGCTTTTGCATCTGCTTCCGCTTGGTCTGCATATGTGTCAACATAGCTTTTGTTTGTAGCATCAGTATTAGCTGTTGGTGTGCCTACACCTGTTAGTCTACCATCACCAAAAGTGATTGTACCACCAACACCTGCTCTTAGGTTAAGGTCTGCGTTACCTGCTGTTGGACGGAATGATGTCGCACACACCGCTGGGTTACCAGCATTGTCTGGGTCATCGCCAACAATTGTTGAGCTAGCAAACTGTAGTTCTGAAGAACCTGATAGTGCTAGGTTTTCAGCAACCGATACGTCACCGCCTGTTAGACTAACAACACCGCCTGTGCCTGCAACAAGATTTAGATCTGTGTTACCTGCTGTTGGACGGAATGATGTCGCACATACTGCTGGGTTACCAGTAGCATCTGGGTCATCGCCAACGATAGTTGAACTTGCAAACTGTAGTTCTGAAGAACCTGACAGTGTTAAGTTTTCTGAAACATCTAAGTCACCGCCAGTAACTGCAATACCACCTGCAACGTTGTTGAAGTCTAGTGCTGCAATTTCTGCATCAACATATGATTTGTTCGTTGCATCTGTTGCATCTGTTGGTGTAGCAACGTCTGTAATTTTTGCATCACTTACTTTAATCATACCACCAGATGCTGGTTGTAGGTTAATGTTTACGTTACCTGGTGCTGCATTGTAAGTATGTGCATATACGTTCTTCATACCAGAAATTTCTGCATAGACACCCAGCCCGTTAGCCAGATGGTCTGTTACATCACTATCATCGTATGCACCTGCTGCTACTGATGCTGAAAGTGTTGAAATTTCACCGTCAACATAGCCTTTTGTTGATAGTTCAGCACCGTTAACTGTTACTGGAACAGTAAGTGCTAGTGCTGTTGCTGATAATGCAAAACGTTGTGAACCATCAACTGTAATACCAACTGTACCTGTTCCTAAGTCAGCGATTTCAATTTCTGAGTCGCCTTCTGTAATTGCATCAGTAGCAATATTGCCAACTAAGCCGTCAACATAAAGTTTTGTTGCCGCATGTCCGTCAGCAGTTGGTGCGCCAACATTGATAATTTGGTTATTATCCATGTCAACTTTATCACCAAATACAACAGCATTGCCGCCAGCATCAGTAATTTTCTTACCTGCTTGCATTTGTAGAGTTGCGGCCATATTTACTGAAGTTGCAGATTGGAATGTTAATACACCAGTACCTGTTACTTTAGTAGTTAGCGATTGATCAGGGTCAGCTTGTACAACGATTGTACCAGCATCTGATTCCATTACCTTTTGTCCATCGATATAAAGAGATCCTGATGAAAGGTAAAGGTCACGCCATTTTTTTGTTGGGCTACCTAGGTCGTAACCTGTAGTCCCGTCTGAATCAACGGTAGGTAAAATGTTACCTGTCATTTCTAGGTTCGCTTCAATGATTGAATCATCTGTCGACTGGAAACCACCGTCAATAATAAATTTTCTTTGTGCCATTTTTTATGACTCCTTTTTTGATCAAAAAAAGTAAAGACATCTAGTCTTCCTTAATATTTATTGGGCTTTTCGCTTTGTAAACTACTTTGATTTTGTTTATAAAAAAAACTAAGCAGTTTATGTTAGCTAGGAGCCGCTAAAAGCGGCTCCATACCCTTGGTTTCTTATTATACATCAATGTAAGTTGAGATAACTTTCACTGTTGCTGTACCTGAGTCCGTTGTATATGTTAACTCTACATTGTTACCGTTCATGTTAACACTTGCGTCACCAATTAGGTTTGAGCCTGTGTAAACTAGAGCGTATTCAGTAATGTATGCACTTGTGCCATCGTGTACTACTAGAGCTTCACG